CCTGAACCAGAAGCATATTTAAATTGTACAGTATGTGATCCTGAAGTTGAATTTCTTAAAAAATAAAAAGTTTGAACATCTAAAGGTATTGTTACAATTTGATTTCCTGTAATAGTTCCTGTGAACTCGATCATTCTATGTGCAAGTTCTGCACCAGCTGATCCATCAGAAACTGATAATGCAGTTGTTTGAGCTCCGCCTGCTATTGATTTAGCAATATAGCCACCAGAAATTTGTTCTATAATTTGTAAATTAGTATTAGTTTTTGTTCCCCATGTACCGGCGTTTTCACCAGTTGCTTGAAGTTCTACCCCTAAAGGTGTGTATGTTGATGCCATATTTTATCTCCTATGCAGCGTCAGTATAACTTGTATTTGATCCAGTTGCAACATCTGTATACGATGTATTAGAGCCCGTGTCAATATCTTCATATGCTTGAAAAAATAACTCTCCTACAGAAGTTGTTACTTCTAAGCCTGTTAATCCCATTACAACAGGAGGACTTAAAGATCCTACACTTACTGTTGCAGAAACTCCTGTTAATCCCATTACATCTGCAGGAGTTATTGATCCTACTGATAAAGTTGCAGATTGACCTGTTGGAATTATAATAGGACTTGAATTAATCTCAGTACTACCAACTGATGCTGTTGCAGAAACTCCTGTTAATCCCATCACATCTGCAGGAGCTAAAGATCCTACAGAAGTTGTTGCAGAAACTCCTGATGGAGTTACAATTGGACTACTAGTAACTTCAGGAGAACCTACACTAGCTGTAGCAGAAACTCCTGTTAAACTAAAAGCAACACTACCTATTATTGTAGGAGACCCAACACTAGAAGTTGAAGAGACACCTGTTAATCCCATTACATCCGCTGGACTAATTGATCCTACACCTGATGTTATTTGTGAGCCTAAAGCAAGAACTACAACTTTGTTAACAGAATCTCCATAAGGTTCTTCACCCCAACCATTTCTACCCCAACCTACAAGTGTTCCAACATTTGCTAATTCTCCTATTGCAGAAGTAATTGATAAACCCGATACACCAACTACGTCAGCACCTGTGGCTGATCCAACAGAAACTGTTGCGGAAACTCCTGTTGGTGAAACTATTGTTATTGGTGTTCCTGTTGCAGTTCCTTGTGAAGAAGTAATAGATAAACCTGTAGGCTCAACAGAATACTCAACGCCCCAACCAGAGTTACTCCATTGTTGTCTACCCCAACCTTCGACGTTAAAAGATTGTGGTGTTCCTAATGCTGTTGTTGCTCCAGGTGAAGATAAAGAAACTACTATTTCATCATCTTGCCATGCGTTAGAGCCCCAAGTATTTGTGCCCCAGGTTGATGCCATAAGGAAGACCTCCTTATGCTAATCTTATGATTGCGTTAGTTGCGTCTGCTGTTGGAAATTGAATAGTGAAAGTTCCACTTGTTACAGTTTTATCACTACCGAAAGCGATTACAGCAACAGCTTTGTCAGATTGCGTATCGTTATAAATTAGTGCACCATTAGCTGTAAAAGATGCAGAAGTATAACTCACGTCTGCAAAATCACAAAGTGCAGTTGTTCCAGAAGTTGTTGGCGTTACGCTTGTAAGAGTTGCCCCACCTGCAGTATATGCAGTTCCAGAAGAATTTGTGATTTCATTTGAAGTTGAATAAGCTGTAGTTGAAGCACCTAAAGATGCATCACTTGTAAACAAAGCTATTTTAAAAGTATTTCCAGTTGTTGCTGTAAAGTTGTGTGTACCAACTAAAAGTTCTTGTTTAAAACTTGTACAAATTGCCGATGTTATTGCCATAATTTATCTCCTATGGGTTTGCCGAGTTAACTGGGATACGAATAGCGCCATCAGTGTAGTCATCTCTTCGTCTTCGACCAACTTGCTCATTAGCAAACTTCTGTACCTCTTGTTTATACTTATTTTCGTATAGTGTCAACATATCAATTGGACCTTTTAAAAAAGCATATGCTTCTGATAGACAGCAGTATAATAGTCCATTTGGAAAATTAAGACTAATATAATTAGTATCATTATTTTCTAGTAAAGCCGGCGCAGCGTTGAAATGCACTCTAAATTTGTATGTATTATCAGGGACCGGAGCAAACATCATTCTTCCAGACGTAGTGTCAGATTCTCCTGTACCACCACCAAACATAGCATAGTATTTTGGCTGTCCTCTTTTTGCTGTTTCAGTTGATGAAACATATTCTTGTAAATATGTAACGTCTTTTTTTTCTAACCAAACATTAGCACCAGTCGTAGCTGATGTTGAATCATAAACTTGTATACCTCTTACAAAAACTGCTCCTGCTGGAGCGTTTATTGTTTCTTGACCTGTAACTAAATTACCTGTTTGTTGTTTTCTGTCAGCATCAATTGGCACATCTCTAAATATTCTGTATTGTGCATTTAATATTATATTTTCTAAAACAGAGTCTGATAAAACAGTAGAATCTGTTTCAGTATAACTTTTTATTTGAGTTTTTAATCCTGATGCACTTAATCCAGCCATTACTCAATCCTCGCTAATTCTTTACATGTAGGACAACGATGTTTATATTTATTGTGTTTATTACAATAACCTCTTGGATGCAGCATTATTTCGTGAGCGTCTATTTGTTCTTTAGGTGTATATAAATTTTTTATCCAATTTAAAATTTTTTTAATCATGAACTTAATGTAACCGGTCCAACTGAACAACCAGGTCCTCCTCCTTTAATTTCACCAACTGTAGCAGTATCTGTATCAACTGTAAAGAAGAAGAAATTTGCTACAGCATAGTCTGTGCTAACTCTTGCATCACTTCTATATATTCCTGTTGTAATTGCATAACCTGCTGCTTTTGCAATATTGGCACCTGTAATACCATCAAAGTCTGCAGGGTTTGCAAATTGAAAAGTACCACCTGCTGCAGTTATAGCTAAAGGTGGACCTCTAAATCTATATGTTGTTCCATTTGTTAAACCATGACCAGGTGCAGTAACATTAATAATTCTTGATCCTGCTTGATAAGTTTTAAAACCATTTTCTGGTATAGAATATGGAACTGCATTTTCTGTTCTTGCAGTTCTAACATGTCTTAATGCAATACCATCAGCACTTGTTGGTTTTGGTTCTAACTGTGGTTGCTTTGGCTCAAATTCAGATACGTGTACAAAAGATCCATTCCACTCTCTAACCATTTCTCTATATGGAAACTCTAAACCAGATCTATCTGATATTGCTTTTGCGTATTTACCTGTTGCGTACTTTGACATTATACTCCTGGATAATAAGTTTTAGGTGTTATGTGTGTGCTAGAAGCAGAACCGTCCTCTGCTAATGCTCTTGCTAATTCATCTTCATAATATAATTTCATTTGTTGCACTAATTGTGGTGCATATTTTTGTGCTAAATAAAAAGATAAACCTGAAGTCATACAAGGTACAAATCTAAATGGTACATCGGTTGCATTTGTATAATCACCAATGTCTTGAATTCTTTTAATATAATAGATATGCATATCTTTTGATGCGTTAGTTGAGTCTGGTGTTGGATATATTTGAATACTAACATGATCTATAAATCTTTGCACAAAGTATTGATTAGGTGTCCCTTTAGAAAGTTTGTTTGAAAAACCACCATAAGTTGATCTATCAACCTTTGTCATAGGTGAATCTGATTGTGTAGTTTGTGTTCTATTAGATCTTAATTGCGCTTCAAGAACATCGGACATTCCATAAATATCTGCTGGTGTAGAAACAGCGCTTGTACCATCACCGCTTGATCTAAAAAATTTATATTCAGCTTGACCCTCAATCATGTCAATATTAGTTTCTGCTATTTCCCAATAGTGAATACCTCTATTACCCCATTCTTGAAATAGGATATTAAGAGATCTTCGGGCTGACTTCATTTGATAGCCAGCCACAGAATTTAATCCAATACGTTCAAAAGATTCTTCTATAATTTCATCAATAGAAAAAGTTTTATCGAACGTTGCTGTTCCCGAAGTAGTATTAGCCATTTATACTCCTACGATTCGTAAACTTTAATCCATTCACAAACAACTGTTCCACTATCTCCTGCCGTACAGGCCGGTAGTGTTATATTAACGTCTCCAGAATAACCACTAGCTTCATTATTTTTTAATCCACCAAAAGAAGAATAGTCATATTCCATTTCTCCATTTAATGTTTGAAAAACAACATTAGTTCCAGAATTATCCCATTCCATACGTAAAGCATCTACTGGTGCAGTTACTGAAACGTTACAACTAACTTTATTTAATCTTACTTTAACGCAAGATTTGTTAGCTGGGCTTTTTGCTAATTCAGAAACATCAACTATTTTAGTTGTGCTTCCAGAGTTATCAGAAACCACGTTGTAGTGAGTGATAAGTTTTTTTGATCCGTCAAATACAGTTGTATTTAATACTGTGTCTGCCATGTTTTTGTC